GAAGATCTGCAGCAGGGCCTGCGCGATGCCACCCAAGCGGTGGGCACGGCTTTTGAAGATGCGGTGCTGAATGGCGAAAGGCTGCGGGATGTGGTGCGCGGCCTGGCGCAGGATATCGGGCGCATGCTGCTGCGGCTTTCGGTGACCAAGCCCCTGGAAGGCTTTGTGGGCAACCTCTTTGGTTCTATTTTCGGCAATGGGCTGAACGCCTCGATTGACAACATGATAGCGAGCAACCCGGCAATATTCGCCGGCGGCGGCGTCATGACCAAGAATGGGCCAGTGCCCCTGCGCAAGTATGCCGGTGGCGGCATCGCGCGTTCTCCGCAGGTTGCCATCTTTGGCGAGGGCAGCACGCCTGAAGCCTATGTGCCGGTGCCGAATGGCCGCATTCCGGTAGAGCTCAACACCGCGCCGGCGCGCGGCAACGGGGTGGTCATCAATCAGCAGATCACCATCAACAGCGATGCCGGTTCGCCGGAAGAAAACGAGGATAACGCGCAGCGCATGGCCAAGGCCATGAAACGCCAGATGATTGACCTTATCGATTCCCGGCTTATCGAGGCCAAGCGGGGCGGCGGCATCTATAACGGCGGGCAGGTGATCTGATGGCTTTCCCGACCTGGAACCCGCCGCGCGCGCCGCAGCTTGGCAGCAGGCTGAACATTGACCAGAAAACCCGCGTTGCGCGGTTTGGCGATGGCTATGAACAGGTGGCAGGCGATGGCCTGAATACCATCCGGCGCACCTGGACGCTGGTTTGGAATGCCTGCCCCAACTCTGATGCCGATGCGATCGAAGCGTTTTGGGTGCAGCAGGGCCGCACCCTGCCCTTTTGGTACACGGCGCCGGGCACGGCGCAGCCCTACAAGTGGCGCTTTGAGACATTCAACCGCACCCAGATTGACGGCAATTCGGACCAGCTGGAAATCACCATCCGCCAGGTTTTCGACCGCGAGGCATAGCGATGGCGAAAACGCTGCAATCCGAAGCCCAGCGCGCTACGCCGGGCGACATCATCGAATTGTTCACGCTTGACCTGTCCAGCTATGGCGGCCCGGTCCTTTACTTTACGCCGGAAGTGACCAAGGGAATGGAGCCCGTCACGTTCGGCGGCATCGTCTTTTCGCCGGTGCCGGTTTCTGCCGAGGGCTACGAAAAGAACGCACGCGGAGCACTGCCGCGGCCGAAGTTCAGCCTATCCAACATCAACCTGGGCGCCAGCGCCCTGCTTGAACAATATGGTGACCTTGTCGGTTGCACGGTGACCCGCATCACCACGCTTTCCACCTTCCTGGACGCCGTGAACTTTCCAGACGGCATCAACCCCGATGCAGACCCCGGCCAGTTCTGGGGGCCAGAAATCTACAGGGTTGAACGAAAGACGGGGCAAACGCCCTTTGCTGTGGAATGGGAACTGTCCGCCGCGATTGACCAGGACGGCCTGAAGCTGCCCCGCGGCCAAGTGCTGCGCAATGGCTGCCGCTTTGACTATCGGCTGCCCGATGGCGAGGGCGGATTTATCTACAAGGTCGGGCCGCGCCAATGCCCCTACACGGGCGCCGCTTGCTTCGATCGGAACAACAAGCCGACCACGGCTGCCAATGATTTCTGCAGCCACACGCTGGATGGCTGCCTGGCGCGCTACGGCCGGGATGGCGAAATCCCGTTCGGCGCTTTCCCAGGCGCCGGCACCGCGAACGGATAGGTGAAACATGCCAGGTGGACTTGCGGCATATGGTGAAGCACGGGTGCTGGAATGGCTGCTGTCATCGGTCGCTGTCTCGAGGCCTGCAGCTTGGTATATGGCGCTGCACAGTGCGGCGCCTGGCGAGGGCGGCACAGTGGCCGAACTGACAGCCACCGGCTACGCCCGAAAAGCCATCAGCTTCCAGTCACCATCCAACGGGGTCACCGCGAACGCCGCGCAGATCGTGTTTGGGCCGGCCGCAGTGGACTGGCCAAGCGTTACCCATTTCAGCATCTGGACCCTTGCCAGCGGCGGCAATTGCCTGCTGTGGGGGCAGCTGCGCACGTCGAAGTTGGTCAAGAGCGGGAACCCGCTCACCTTCGACGTGGGAACCGTTAAACTCGCCCTTTCCTAATGTTTGCGGAAACGGTTCTGCAGGCCGCGCGCCACCATGCCGCGGCAGAGTATCCGCGCGAATCGTGCGGCCTGGTTATCGGTGGGGCGTATCAGCCATGTGTCAATCAGGCCCGCGACCCGCTGCATGGATTCTACATCCCTGATGAACTGATCATGGATGCCGGGGACCAGCTGCAGGCGATCGTGCACAGCCATCCAGATGGACCCGCACACCCGTCATTTGCAGACATGGAAGGCCAGCTGCGCTGGGCTGTGCCGTGGGGCATCGTCTGCAGCTATGAGAATGGCGGAACCGATGCGCCATTCTGGTGGGGTGACCAGGTGCCACGGCCACCGCTGATGCAGCGCGGCTTCCGCTGGGGCGTCACGGATTGCTATTCGCTCATTCGGGACTGGTATCAGCTGCACCGCGGTCAGATCCTGCCGGATTTCGCGCGGGACTGGGGAGAATGGCAAGGGCCAACGCCGCGCGTTGGCTACATGGAACACCACAAGGCCGGGGGCTTCATTGACCTTGGCCCGATCACCAGCAGCCTGCTGGCGGGAATGCGACCTGGCGACCTGATGATTATGAAAATCAGGTCCAAGGTGCCGAACCATGCCGGCATCATCCATTTGGACGGCAACTTGCTGCAGCACCAGGCCTGGGATGAGCCGGTGGAACTGCACCGCACCCCGATTGCCGTTCCGGCAGGCCGTTATTTCGGCGTCACCACCAACATCTTTAGGCACAGGTCGGCTGCATGATTCGCACGGTCTACCTGCACGGCAGTCTGCGGGAACGCTTCGGCACCAGGTTCAGGCTTGATGTTGAAACCCCCAGCGAAGCGGCGCGCGCCTTGTGCGCCCAACTGCCGGGCTTTGACATGGTGATGCGCCAGGGCCAGTTCCGGGTGCGCGCGCATGCCCGGGGCGAGCGCGGACGTTTTGTCAGGCAACGCACCGTTGTCAATGACACAGTGAATCTGCGCCTGGGCTTGCTCGATACCATCCACATTTTCCCGGCCGCTGCAGGCGCAAAAGGCGGCAAGGGCGGCATCGGCAAGATTGTCTTGGGCGTAGTGCTGATCGCCACCGCCATGTTTACCGGCGGCGCCACCCTTGGCCTGGGCGCCACCGCCTTTGCGATCGGCAGCGGCGCTGGCGCCATGACTATCACCTTTGGCCAGATTGCGATGCTGGGCCTTTCCATGGTCCTGGCGGGCGTTTCCCAGATGCTGGCACCAAGCCCGCAGGTGGACCGCTACGAAAAGATGGAGCAAGCCGAAGATCGGCCAAACTTCGGCTTCCAACAGGCAGTAAACGCGGTCGAGGAAGGCGGGGCGATTCCCTGGATCTTCGGCAAGCGCGTGCGCGTCGGCTCCACCGTCATTTCCAGCGGCATCATTGCCGAACAGATCGGCGCCAGCCTTACCACCGTGGCCGAAGCCGAGGCCGCCGGGGTGCTTGATGCCGAAGCCGACGGCGTCACCGGCGCCAAGAAGAAAAAGAAGAAGAAGAAAAAGCCGGTTGAGGAACCGGATTCGCTGCAATCCAAATCGCTGGCTTACATCCTGGAATTGATCGGGGAAGGCCAGCTGGAACTTTGCAACGGCTTGCAGTCTGTTTTCCTCGACAACACGCCTGTGGAGAATGAGGACGGCACCCGCAATTTTGAGGGCTTTTCTCTGGAATGGCGGTCGGGGCTTCCTGACCAGAAATACATCCCCGGATTCGCGGATGTAATGGAAAACATCACGGTTGGCATTGAAGCCACCTACGCTTCCCCCGTCATTCAGCGCATCACCACTCCGGGCGCAAACCGCGCGATTGTCACCATCCGGCTGCCCAATGGACTGCTGGTGCAGGACGGCAGCGGCGACCTGCGGCAGTGGTACTATGACCACGCCATTGACGTGCGGGCGGACGGCGGCGCCTGGCAGAACGTGGTTTACAAGAGCCCGATCACCGGCAAGGCATCGCCGGGCTATGAATTTTCCTATGAGGTCGAATTGCCGGCGGGCGCCGCGAATTGGGACATTCGGTTGCGCCGGCTGCGGGAGGATGAAACCAGCGCCACCCGCACCAGTGACCTGATGCTGGCCACGATCACCGTTAAGCGGGATCTGAAACTTACCTATCCCTATTGCGCATTGGCAGGCATCCGCGTGGATGCGCAGACGTTCGGCGGCGAAATCGCGGAACGATCGTTTGAGGTCAAGCGCGTGGATGCGCGCATTCCGTCCAACTATGACCCGGAAACCCGCACATATAACGGGATCTGGGATGGCACCTGGAAGCGCGGCGAAACCGACAACGGCGCCCTTGCAGTCTGGGATTTGTTCACAAACACGCTCTATGGCAGCGGCGAGGAGACGCCGGAATGGATGGTGGACAAGTGGGCCATCTATGCCGCCGCGCAGCGCTGTGACGGCATGGTGCCGGATGGCAAGGGTGGCATGCGGCCCCGTTTCACCTTCAATGGCGCACTGACAACCCGTGAAGATGCCTACAACGTCTTTAACGCCCTGGCGGCATCGTTTCAGGCCATGACGTACTGGTCAGCCGGCGCCGTCATGCTGGTGCAGGACCGGCCACGCGATCCGGTCAAGATCGTATCGCCGGCGAACGTTATTGATGGCGCCTTTACCTATGAAGGCACGGCGCTGCGCGCGCGTCACAGCCAGGCGTTGGTTACCTACAATGAGCCGGACAACAACTTTAAGCCCACACCGGCATTTTGGTTGGACGTGGATGCGCAGATCCGGTTCGGCCGCCGCCAGGCGGACGTGCTGAAATGGGGCTGCACGAATGAAGATGAGGCACTTGCATTCGGCCGTTGGCTGATCGATTCGGAGGCCACCCAGGACCAGACGGTGACTTACAAGGCATCGCTGGAACAAGCGGACCTGGCGCCCGGCGACCTGATTGCCCTGCAGGATCCAACCATCATGGGCGCGCGCTTTGCCGGCCGCCTGGACGCCATCACCACAACCACCGCCACCCTGGACCAGGCGGTGGACCTGCTGCCAGGTGAAAGCTACCTGTTTGCTGTGGCCGGCTATAGCGACGGCAAACCCATCTGGCGAACCGTCACCAACCTTTCCGGCAGCACCGCGTCCATCAGCTTCACGCCCGATCTGACCGGCGACCTGCCGATGATTGGGGCGAACTGGGCGATTTTCTCCACGAATCTGCCGTCGCGCCAGTTCCAGGTGATGGGCAACAGGCAGACCGAGAAAACCGAATTCCAAATTACTGCGGTTTCCTATGATCCAGACAAATGGGACCGGATAGAACAGGAATTCGTGCGCCCGCCGCGGCCTATCTCGCTGTTCAAGAAAGGGCCAATATCCGCGCCCACCGGCATGACGGTGCGCGAATACATGTACCAGGCAGGGCCCCTGGTGCGTTCCGCCGCATTGCTGGCCTGGAATCCGCCATCGGGTGACCCGCGCGTCATCGGCTATGAATTGGCGATCAAGGGGCCAGGCGATGGTGATTACATCCTGCAAAAGCCTCAGTTTGCGCCCAGCTTCACCATCTATGACGTGCAGCCCGGCGCATGGTCTTTCCAAGTCCGATCTTATGACGACTTCGGGCAGCGCAGCGAATGGCACACGCTGAATGTGGCGCTGCTTTCGCTTTCCATGCCACCCAGCAATGTGGGTGGCTTTCGGCTGGCGCTGCAGGGCAACCAGGTTCTTGGAACCTGGCCGCCGGTCAATGACCTGGACCTTTCGCACTATCGCATCCGCCACACCACCGCGCTGGTGGCCGCAAAATGGGAAAACGCCCTGGACCTGGTGGAGCAAGCCACCGGAACCCAAGCTGGCATGCCGGCGATTGCCGGCACCTATCTGATTAAGGCGGTCGATACCCAGGACAATGAATCGGTGGCTGCCGCCATGGCTGTGCTGGATCCCAGCATGCTGGCGGATGTGAACATTGTGGAAATTCTGCAGCACGCGCCTGACTGGGATGGGACGCTTACCAATCTGGAAGTGGTAGGCGGCGTCTTGCGCCTCACCAGCGATGTGCTGGCTGACTGGCCTACTCTGTCCGAAGTGGAGCCACTTTCGTTCGGCATCAGTGGGCCGGCAAGTTCCGGCATCTACCATGCCGGCCCAGTATTCGACATGGGTGCCATCTACTCTGCCCGCATTTCCACTGAACTATCTGCCACGGCGGAAAACCTGCAGGACCGCATGGCGAACTGGGGCACGCTTTCCGAAGTGTCCACGTTGTCCGGCTTGGGTGCCGATGACTGGTCAGTAAAGCTGCAGTTGCGCTTCACCAATGATGACCCGCTGGCCAGCCCCAGCTGGACAGATTGGCAGGACGCGCTTGTGGGGAATTACAGTTTCCGCGCGGTAGACCGGCGCCTGCTGGTCAATACCTATCGCCCAGCTGCCCAGGTCTATCTGGACAGCTGGGCCCTGACTATCGACATGGAAGATCGGCGCATCAAACTGGAAGATGTGACCTGCCCGGCGGGTGGCATCACCATTCCGTTTGACCCGCCCTTTAGAGCTGTCCCGAATGTGCAGATGACGCCGCAGGATCTGCAGACGGGCGACAAATGGGAAATCAGCGGCAAATCCACCAGCAGCGTAACCATCAGGTTCTGGGATGAATCCCTGGCCGATGTGGAGCGCACTTTTGATCTGACTGTCACCGGCTACGGGGTAGAACAATGAGCCAGAACGCAACGCCCACGATTGACCCAGATGTGATGGGGGGCACCGGCCTGGCCGCGTGGCTCGAGGCCTTCAAGCCGAATGTATATAGCAACCATCGCGGCAGCGGCCGCCCGACCTATGCCGTTGCCGGCATGATCTGGTCCAAGTCTGTCAGCAGCAGCGTGGAAGAAGTCTATTACGACGATGGCACCCAGGGCATCCTGATTGGCACTTTCAATCCGACTGACCACACCTGGCTGGCGCAAATCCTGAAATCCAATGATCCGGGTTCAGGTTACGGCCCTGATTTGCTGTTGGACCGCGCCAGCGCATCGCCGGCAGCGCTGGATGAACTGGGCGCCATCCGTTGGGCCATGCGCAATGCTTCCGCGGCGCAAGTTGTTGCCGCGCTGATCGAGGCCCAGATATTGGACCCCACGGCCGCCAGCGAGGATTCGCAGCTGCTGTTCAAAACGCTGGTGGCCGGTGCTTTCGCCACGCGCATGACGCTCAATCACGGCCTGGTGATTGGCAGCCCCAGCGGCGGCGACCAGGGCGCCGGCAGTCTGAATTTGCAGTCACTGTACATTGATGGCGCAGCAGTTCAGACCAGCGGCCAGAAAGTGCCCAGCCGGCAGACAGTCCTTAGCGGGCCGGTGAATAACGATGGTGCGCCGAACTTTGGAGGCTCAACCGGCAGCACCAGCGTAACCGCCAGCGGAACATTGATTGTCACAGCCGCGAATGGTGCAGATGCCAGCGGCGCCGTGGATCGCGTCGGGTCCATTACCAATCCACAGTGGACCGGCCTAAATGCCAACGGCACCCGCTATCTGTATCTGGACGTTGCAGCCAATGGCGTGTGCACACCTGGGCACACGGCGCTGGCCCCAACCTATCGGCCAGGTGGCGCGGATGTGGTCACCAACGGCCAGTTTACGTTCAACATTCAGCAGATGGTTGGCAAGGTCGGCAACGGTTCGGTGGCCACCCAAACCTACCGCGTATTCGTGGGCGAAGTTACCATTTCCGGCAGTGTCGTTACGGCAATCAAATGGTACGCAGTGCAGGGCAGATATATTTCGCCCTGGACTGCGACATTGCCTGGCACTTCCACCAGTGTTTCCTTTTCCCATGATATCGGCACTAACGAAATTTTGGGGGCCCCGGAACTCGAGGCCGAATGCACCACGGCTGACAACGGCTATGCAATTGGCGACCGCCTGACCGGCCCGCTCAACAACTACAATGGATCGGTCAGCACGCCTGAACTGACCATCACCGGCAGAAACACGATGCAGTTTGCTACCGGCGGCTTTGGTTGGAGCATGCCGCCAAAGGGTGGCGGCAACTCTGCCGCCCTGACCGTGGGAAGCTGGAAATATCGTTCCAAATTGAACAGGGGGTGGTGATGACCGCGAAGCATTACATTCGCGCCGATAACAGCTTTGCCGGAACTGTCATCGGCGGAAACCCGCCGGCCGATGCAACAGGCGAAGTGCCGATGGCCCCGGCAGACGGACGCATGATATGGCACGCCGGCACCAGCAGCTGGCAGTGGCCGGTTGAGGTCGCGCAGCAACTGGCGTTTGCCAAGATTGCGGCGCGCTTTGACCAGGCGTTGGCCGCCGGCATGCCCTATGCCGGCAAGGTCTTGCAGATCCGGCAAGAGGACCAAAGCAACATCATTGCGATGGGGGCCAAAGCGCGCGATGCGCGGGATGGAAACTGGACCTGGCCGGCGAACTTCGCCTGGCGGATGGCAGATGACTCATTCCACCCGCTGCCCAGCTATAGCGACATGATCGCAATGGATCTGGCGGCCGCAAGCGAGGTCTACCGCCTGCGCCAGGTGCGATGGCACCACGTTGACACCGTGGCGGCAATGTCTGATCCGGCAGCCATCATGGCCTATGACTTCAGCGGGGGCTGGTGATGGGCGAACTGGATCAATCGTCGCAGGCCATCGGCAAGCTGCAGGCCAGCGTTGAAAAGCTGGAACTGGCGGTGGAACGCCTTACCGATCGGCTGGAAGATCTGCAGCGCGTGCGCTGGATCACGGTAGGGGCGCTGATGGTTCTTTCCGGCATGGCCGGCCTTGGCGGCGGGTGGCTGTCCAAAATCCTGCGGCTGTGAGGCTATATGCTCAAAATCAAAGTGACCTGGGAAGATATCGACATTCTTTCCCGCACCATCTTTGGCGAGGCCCGCGGTGAACCGCTAGCGGGCAAGATCGCGGTGGGGCGCATCATCATCAACCGGGCGGAAATCGACTTGGGGAACGATGGCAAACCCGACTGGTGGGGCGAAACCATCAAGGGCGTTTGCCTGCAGCCGTATCAGTTCAGCTGCTGGAACTCGAATGACCCGAACCGCAGCCGGCTGCTGACCGCCCAGCTGGGGGACCGCGTCTTTGCTACCTGCCTGGCGGCCGCCGGAATGGCGATCGCAGGCGATGGGCCGCCCTGGATAGCCGGCTGCACCCATTACCACGCCCGGGGCGTCATGCCCGCCTGGGCGAAAGGCAAGGCCCCTGCCGGCGTCATCGGCCAGCATCTGTTCTATGCCGGCATCAAATAGCGCTGGGCACCACGCCTGGTGATCACAGCCGCCGCAGGGCGGCTTTTTCATTGGAGCAACGCACATGCAGCTGAGCTTCAGCAAAGCCCAAGGCACCGTCTTGGGCGCCGCGATCGGCGGCACCGGCGGCGCAGCCAAGCTGTCCGAAGCCTTGACCACCGTCACGCTTTACGGACTGGGGCTGGACAAGCTGCCGGAAGCGGTAGCGCAGGCCAGTGGCACGATTTCTAACGTGGCCTGGACCGTCGCCATCATGGCCGCCGGCGCCGTCCTGGGCCGCCTTTTCACCCCAGCCGCGGCACCGATCGCGCCCACGGCCAGTCAGGATCCACAGCCATGATGAAACGACTCTGCGCCGCACTGCTGGTTGGCGCCCAGCTGATGCTGGCTGGCTGCGGTGCGCCAGGCCTGGGCGACCTCGAGGAAGCCGCACAGCAGGACACCAGCTTGGCCAAGAGGATGGCCGATCGCCTCTTGGGCGAGGTCACCGGCATGGATCACCGCGCCGTGCGCATGTGCATGATTGCGGCCGTGGCGTCGGAACTGGTGGCCTACAGGGTCGGCAAAGAACCCGATGACGCCATGATGGGCCTGGGGCAAATCCGGGCGCTGGAAGCTGCGGTGGTGACCTTCCAGCGGGCTGATGCCATGTGGCTGAATACTGAAATCGCCCACATCACGCTGATGATGACCGGCATCATGGTGGAAAGCGCCCAGGCGCGCATTCCCCGCCTCTTGGGCGCCTTTGCGGGCGGCATCAACATTCCCGGGTTGCTGGACCGGGCGGCCATCGCCGCGGGCCAGGGCACCCTGCTTTCCGCCGGCATCCAGGATATCAAGGAAAGGTTGCTTGCCCTGACCGATGGCAGCGCCGGTGCGGAAGAATCCATGTCAGCCTGCCTGGCCAGGCTGACAATGAACCGGGACAAGGTGGGCGCCATGGTTGGCGTACCGCCGGCGGTGCTGGAATGACCGAGCCGCGCCGCTCGATATTTTCCAGGATCACCTGGGAAACTGACCTGGTCATCAGCCGCCAGGCATCTGCGGTTCGCCGCGATGGCGCCCGGGTGGAAGCCATCCTGGTGGCAGATTACCGGGTGGCATTCGATTGGGATGGCGGCCGTTGGTCCCTCAAGGTGCCGGCGGGTTTCCGCGCCGCGCCTTCCGTTCCGCCAAGCCTGCATGGCGTGGTGCCCTTCTGGGGCGCCCTTTTTGAAGCCAGCATAGTGCATGATTGGTGCTATTGGACCCGGTGCTTTGACCCGCTCACCCCGGCTGGTGACGGCCGGCGCGCGGCGGATAAGCTGCTTTGTGCCTTGATGCGCGGCGGCGGCGCGACTTTCAGAGATTCGGCCCGGGTCTATGGCGCGGTGCGAATCTTCGGCGGCGACCATTACCGGGTGAACAACTTCAAGGCGGACAATTTCCTGGCGCCCTTCTGA